GCCGCCGCCTGGGCCGCCGCATGGGCCGCCGCATGGGCCGCCGATGCCGCCGCCTGGGCCGCCGCCAGGGCCGCCGCCTGGGCCGCCGCATGGGCCGCCGATGCCGCCGCCTGGGCCGCCGCCAGGGCCGCCTGGGCCGCCGCCGCCGCCTTGGCCGCCGGTGCCGCCTGGGCCGCCGCCAGGACCGCCTGGGCCGCCGCCAGGACCGCCGCCAGGGCCGCCGAAGATGCCTGGCAAGCCGAGAGGGCGCGGCATTATTGCCCGCACCTCTTTGAGGTGCAGTCATGAAGCTATCGGATGTAATCTGCAAGTGCGGCCATAGCGCTGCATTACACGCAGACCCAAAACCCGGATGGATTCATGGCTGCTTACCGCAAGAGAGCAAGGAAATGTGCGTCTGCAAGTTGACGCGCTCCGAGGTCTTGCTTGAGGCGCTTGATTGTGGACTAGTCCCGAGGCCGGACATGTACAACGGACCCTTAGAATTTCCGCATAGAAAAGGAAAGCCTGAATACTGTGTGCGCCCAACCAAAAGTTACCCAAGGCTTAAAAGCATTACTCACGCAGAACGGGAAAGAACCCCCGAAGCATTTGCAAAATGGCTGATAGATTTAGCAAGGCGCACAGCAAAGGAGCCCCCCGATGCCAAGCGATAAGGTCATCTGCGCCTGCGGCCACAGCGCAGCTGACCACAAGGATTCTGGCCGCAATAACAAGTCAGGGTGCCATTTTCAATGGAAGGGAACGCCTTCAGAGGGGGGGGCTGACGAATGGATGTGCTGCCCATGTGGGATGAGCAAGCAAAGGCTTTTGAGAGCTTCAATGAAAGCCAGCGGAGAGCCGAGCAGTTCTTCACAGAGCAAGCGGACCAAGCGATAGAGAGAGCTAAACAAACAGCCGCCCCACAGGGGCCAGAGAAGGAGGGGGACAAGTGAAGCCTCTGGAGGCAATACCAAGACTCACACTTTCCGAGCTAGAGTCTTTTGAAAACAGGCACCCGCAAAAGCTGGAAGGACGCAGCGGCATCGTGCAATGGCATGAAGGGCTAAAGGTGGCGGCGCATATCCGCAGGATTGAAGAACGCCTGGCGCTTGCCGAAGAAGTTGTACACGCAATACGTCCCGTAGTAGCTGTTCAGCCAGCAATTCAGCCGTTTTATGAGGCTTGGAGGCAGCACGTTAACGGTGACCGAGTATGCAACCCCGCCGCCTAGCGCGGCACACAGGGAGGGAGAAGGTGGCCAGAAAGCGCAAGCCAACCATGTTGGACAGAATGCGCCATCTCCGTCTGGGTCGCCGAGGCCGCCGCATGGGCCGCCGAGGAGAAATGGCAGGCCGACCGCGCACGGCATTACTCATTACTGCCGCGCCCACAACATCGAGGGACAGAAACAAGGCGATACGCAAGCTAGAGGAGGCGCAGAAGTGGACGCCGCCGCAGATGGCATTGTCACGAAATGGATGATGTGGGTGGACGAAGCCAAAGAAAGTTTAAAAAATGTTGTGCTCAATTTTTTAATGCTGTATAATTTCAAAGCTGATTCCAAAAGGAAAAGGCGCGGTTCTGGTTCCGTAGCCGAACAAGAGGCATAAATGCTCAAAAACTCAAAGCAACTTAGCGACCTGCTCCACGATTGCCGAAAGAAGGCTGGATTGTCTTTGGACAAGGCCGCAAAGGAAGCTGGGCTTTCAAAAAACACGATTCTCCGCATGGAGAATAAGTGCGAGTTTAAGACCATGACGTCGTTGATAGCTTTGGCCCGGATTTACGATTACCATATTTTAGTCAACCTTGAGAAACAGCGTGTATAAGCTATGGATAGTGGCGGGGGAGCTTGCCAGCAAAGCAAATTCGCGCCGCTATATTCGCCCTGGGCTAATCATAAAAAGCCCCAAGGCTCTAGCCTATTGCGATATTTTTGCTTTTCAGGTCCGCCCCAAGCCAGAGGATTGCATTTTAGAGGGCGAGGTAATCTTAACGGCCTCAATTTTTTATTCCTCGCAAAGGCCGGACCTGGACGAAAGCCTTTTGATGGACTGCATTCAAAAATCAGGACTTCTGAAAAATGACAGGCAAATACGGGAAAAACATATTTATCACGGAATAGACAGAGAAAGACCTAGAGTGGAGTTTGAACTCAAAAGGCGGAATATTTAGAACCTGAAGGCTCTAAAAGCTAAGAAGGCCCCTAGACGCCTCAAGAACGAAGACGGGGTAGGGAACTCAAGAGGTTACGGTGAAGTCAAATGAAAAGGTCTTATATCGCTAAACAGAGGCCTTTGCGTCAATGGTGCGGAAGGAAAACAGATTCATATTCGCGAAAAAATGAGGGAGATATGACTTGCCTGGATTTGTTGGTAGATTCGCTTGCCATGATTTTAGCTGTATTTATGATTGCCGGTCTTTGGAAAGTGATACAGTTATTGGGAAAATCAATTCAGAACGATGAGGCATGGAGAAAGAGGCAAGAGCAACAAGAAAGACCGCGCCCATTGGATTTATACGAATACAGCGAACAAAAGATAAAAGAGCTAGAAGCTCAAAAACATTTGGCCGAGAAGAAGGCTAAGAGGGCAAAATGAATTGGATGCACGTTCTGGAATCTACTTTGGGAATTTCCATTGCGCTAATAGGATTCAATGTTTCTCAAAGATTCCTTGAGATGCTCCATAGATACGTAAGTAAATACAAGAAGAATATATAAAAAAGGGAAAAAAATGTCTGAATACACGAAACAAAAACCACGGATTTAGTTTCTGGCGCGGTAAAAACGATTCGGGGGTACACCTGCGATTATATGCGTTACGGCAATCCCGAAGGCTTGGGATCCCCAGAATGCGGAAAAGAGGGAAAACTTTTTGAGGCGCGAGAACGGCCGAGCGCGGATTCAAACTCCAAGGAATAAGCAAAAACGATTAGAAATATAGAATAAATTCCTAAAAGCGAAGGTGAACCATGCAAAAGGAAAGAAACGAATCAACGCCTGGGCCAAAGCCATTTATTCCGACTGAAGCGGATATAGTGAAAGCGGAAGATATAGCCGCTCAAGCTTTCAGCTATGGCGCTATAGCTTCGAAATTCGGATTTTCTGTTGATACTTTAAGCCGAGTAAGAAAAGAATGCCCTGAATTCGCTGAAGCTCTAAAGAGAGGCAAATTAAAAGCGGTTGCTGGCGTCGAGTATAGCCTCCTGAAATGCGCTCTCAAGGGCCAGCCCGCAGCTATGATTTTCTTCCTCAAGAATCACGCCGGGTGGAGCGATAAGCAAGAAGTCGAGCATAGCGGCAGCATTGACGGCGTGGTCAAGGTGGAAATAATTTTGCCGGACAACGGGAGGGGCGATGGTCCGAAAACTAAGTCCGCAGCCGGGGCCGCAGACTAAGTTTCTTTCTTCGACCGCTGACGTTGTGGTTTATGGCGGGGGAGCGGGCGGAGGCAAATCTTACGGGATGCTGCTTGAGCCTTTGAGGCATATTGATAATCCCGAATTTGGCGCGGTCTATTTCAGGCGGGAGAGTAAGCAGATAACGAACGAAGGCGGGCTATGGGATTCCGCCATGGATATCTATTCCGAGATGGGAATAAAGACGAATCAAACTGATTTGTCTATTATTTGGCCCACCGGAGCAAAGCTTACATTTGCGCATCTGCAACTGGAACGAGACAAATACAACTGGCAGGGCGCGCAAATCGCTTTGATTGGTTTCGATGAACTCACGCATTTTAGCAAGGGACAATTTCAATATCTGCTCAGTCGAAATCGGTCTACAAGCGGAGTAAAGCCCTACGTTAGAGCAACGACAAATCCCGACCCTGATAGCTGGGTGCGGGATTTAGCCGCTTGGTGGATAGACGAAAAGACGGGCTATCCAATACCTGACAGAGATGGCGTTTTACGTTGGTTCACGATTTTTAATTCGCAATGGATTTGGGGCGACACGGAAAAGGAAGTCAAAGACAGGACTGGACAAGACCCGCTATCTTTCACCTTCATAAAATCTTTGGTCAGCGACAACCCAGCTTTGCTTGAGGCTGACCCGGCGTATTTATCTAAGTTGAATGCGCTTGAATCGCACGAACGCGAAAGGCTTTTGGGCGGAAATTGGAATGCCAGACCTATTGGCAAGCTCTATAGTCGGGGGATGTTCGAAATCATAGAGGCCATGCCGCAAGAAATTAAGCACCAGGCGCGAGGCTGGGATTTCGCGGCGACAATCGAAAAGGACGGCACGGACCCCGACTTTACCGCAAGCTGTCTTATGGCTCAGACAGATAAGGGTTGGATTATTCAAGATGTGATTGAGGATAGACTTGGGCCAGATGAAGTCGAAGAATTATTACTGACAGTCTCAAAGGCGGATGGTATACTCCCAAAAATAAGTCTGCCTCAAGACCCAGGCAGCGCCGGGAAAATTGTGGCTTCGCGCTACGTCAAGATTCTTGCGGGCCATGACGTTGAGGCCACGCCTGAAACGGGCAGCAAGACTGAAAGGGCAAAACCTTTTCTTGCTCAAGCTAGAGCGGGAAACGTAAAGCTATTAAAGGGTGAATGGAATAGGCGCTTTCTCAACGCCATGGAGAGCTTCGGGACTTCAGCCCATGACGATATTGCCGATGCGGTTCACCGAGCGTTTAATGCCATTGCGGGTATTAAAGCTTTCGGAATCATAGATTACTACGCGGCCCAATCGCAAGAGGCATTAAGCAAGTTGCCCCAAGCAGAGAAGGACGCCGTTACTTCGCGAATGTCAGAGCAGCAAAAGAAACTAGCAGCCATTTTTCGCCCGGAGAAGAAATGACCGAACCAGCCGAAATTACGTTGGTCAAGCTTGCAGATGTGAAACTAGAGTATCGCCAATTCTGCACTCCGGATTTATTTCTGGCTAAAACGAATTGTCGCCATTGCTTCGGGCGCGGATATGTCGGCTATGCAAGGGCTGTTGAAGCGGATGACAACGAAGCCGAGACAGTCAAGAGGCGCGTAGGACGCGAACAATGGTGCAGATGCCTCATGGTCGACATGACGAAACTTGCCAAGCGCATGGACGATTTACGGGCCGAACATTTGCGGGTCCATCCGGAAGACCTCATGACCGCAAGCATTACTCCACCAAGCCAGCCAGAAACGGAAGGTGAAGATGGAAAGGCGTGAGACAATGGGCGAGAACGTGCCTATTTCAACGGTGCAGCTCGCTCAAGCTGGTGGCCAAACTCGAAACGGCGTAATAGCTCGTACCGCCAATGCCATTACAGGAATATTGACCGCTTGGTTCGGGCCGCAGAATCCAATCATTCCCACAGCGCCCGAAGGAACCAAGGGAAGGACGTGGCAATATACGCCCGGCTACAATTTACTCACGGGTCAAAGGCGGCCTCTTGAGCCGTTGTCATTTCAAGACTTGAGAATGCTGGCGCGTAATTCCGACCTGGTGGCTTTGGCAATTGAGACGCGCAAAGATCAGATGGAAACGGTTGATTGGGAATTCCGATTGAAAGGCCAAATCAAGAGGGGAAAGGACACGCCGGACCCACGCATAAAAATTCTCGAAGATTTCTTTGCTTATCCCGACAAGGATTCCGGCTTGTCTTTCAAGCGTTGGCAGCGTAAATTAAATGATGATTTATTTATTACTGATTGGCCCTGCATCAATAAACTAAACAATCGCGGCGGGAAGCCTTACGCTTTTCGAATTATTGATGGCGCAACAATCAAGCCTCTTGTCGATGATATGGGTATGCTTCCTGTTTATCCCAATCCCCGCTATCAGCAATGGCTCTATGGCGCAGCGGTTGGAGATTTTACGGTTGACGAAATGCTTATCATGCCCAGGAATCCACGGCCTGATAAGATTTTTGGTTTCTCGCCCGTTGAGCAAATTTATGTAACCATCAATATTGCCATTCGCAAGCAACTTGTGAATCTAAATAAATACACCGAGGGCAATATTCCAGAGGCTATGGTCCCGTGCCCTCCCGAATGGACGGGAGAACAAATTGCGCAATTCCAGGTTTACTTCGACAGCCTTTTGACCGGGAATTATGGGCAGCAGTCGAAGATGCGTTTCATGCCGAATGGATTAGACAAGGCTGTTTTTCCAAAAAACTTTGATAACGCAGACACCTACGATAATTTCCTTGCCAAGGTTATTTGCTATGCCTTTAGTCTGCCGAATTCTTGGTTAATAGAAAAAGTCAACAGGGCCACGGCTGAAACTACCCAAGACTCGGCGATTGCAGAGGGCTTAATGCCTTTTATGCAATACTGGTCTGATTTGATGAATTATTTGGTTGCATGGGGATGGGGATGGAATGATATTGAATGCGTCCCTAAAATGCAAAAAGAAATTGACGTGCTCAAGCAGGCACAGGCCGAAGATATTCGCGTTAAAAATGGCACTTTGAGCGTGGATGAAGTCCGCGAAGACCTGGGCGAATCTCCTATTGGCCAGCCTTGTTCTGTTTATGTCCCGTCAACGGGTTATGTTACTATTGGCCGTCAAGGGAAAGACGAGGCCGAAGAGGCTTTGGCTAATGCTCCCGACCCAACCCAGTCGCCAGATAAGCCCATTGCTCCAAATGCTGCCGCCGAAACGCCAAAGGATGATGAAATACATCCGCCCGACCTGGCCATGAAACTGGCGAAAGCGGGTAAAAAAAAACTGAAAATGCTCCCGGCAACAGGACACCAGAAAGCAGAAAAGCATTTAGCCGACACGCTTACTAAATTTTTGCGTAAGCAGGGAAGAGAGTTAGCGCCTAAATTGGCAAAGGAATTTAGCAAGGCCGATGATGAAGAAATTGAATTGCTTTGGGAATCACAAATTTCTGTTTTTGCTCCTCAGCTTGCCAGCGTGGCCAAGCGCGGCGGATTACAGGCTTTGGCCCAAGTTGATGTTACGGACGAGGGAATAACGGATTTAGTCAGCGCAGAAGCACAAGCCTTTGCAGACGCGAGAGCAGCGGAACTTGTCGGCATGAAGTGGGATGAGACCTCACAAGCCTATATCGATAATCCAAGTGCTGAATGGGCCATTACAGATAGCACGAGAGATATGCTCAATGACACGATAGCGCAAGGAGTGAAAGACCAGCTTTCGACAGACGCTTTAGCCGAGCAGATACAGAATAGTTATGCCTTTAGCGAAGCTAGAGCGCAGACCATAGCCCGAACAGAAATCGCTTATGCGCACACGCAGGGGACTTTGATGGGTTGGAAAAATTCTGGCGTTGTCGATGGCAAGGAATGGCTGGCAAGTGATGATGCTTGCGAGGAATGCCAAGCCAATGCAGAGGCCGGGACAATACCGATTGATGGCGATTTCCCGAGCGGTGATGATGGGCCTCCCTGCCATCCCAACGATGAATGCGCAATTCTGGCGGTCCTCAAAGAAGAAGCGGGGGAAGAGTGAGGATACATCCGCAGATAGTGGCGACACTTCATGTCATTGAGCATTTGCGGCGCAGCAAAAAGCGCGAACGGATGATAATTTGTTTTGGTGAATCCGGGATAGAAAAAGCGTGGGTTGAGAATCAGAACCCGTTGTTTCACGTGGAGCCGAAAGAATTACTTGACAAGAAAAAGCAATAGTCTATAATTCGATTAGGGGGCAGCCCTTTTAGGGCGGGGTAACTTGGCAGGTCCAAGCCTCCTCCAATTTGTGGTTTCGGTGTCCTGTCAAAGGGGCGCTCTTACGGTTCGACCGTAAGGACGCCCCTTTTTTCTTTTGCGGTGGCCATGAATCCCCTAAATCTTTTTATCCCGCTGTCAAAGGTTGATGTTGAAAAGCGCGAAGTTTGGGGGCGCATTACGCAGGAGGTTTTGGACAAGTCCGGCGAAATTATGGACTACGCAACGTCAAAGCCAAAGTTTGAAAAGTGGTCGGCTGAATTTGAGAAGGCCACCGATGGGGCGTCTTTAGGTAACGTGCGCGAGATGCACGGTAAGAGCGCGGCGGGCAAGCTAATCAAAATGATTTTTGATGATGCCTCAAAGGCTATTGACGTTGGCTCAAAGATTGTTGATGACCAGGCTTGGAAAAAGGTTTTAGAGCGCGTCTATACGGGCTTCAGCGTGGGCGGGTCTTACGCGAAGCGGTGGCAGGATGGGAGCGCAATGAGATATACCGCCGCTCCCGCCGAGGTTTCCCTGGTTGATAATCCATGTGTTGGCACCGCTCTTTTTTATGACCTGGTCAAAGCGGACGGCACAATGGAAAAGATTGCACTCCGCACCGACACTAGCCCTAGCGAGGGTTCGGATTTCGCGGATGCCAAGAATAAAAAGTATCCGCTGGACACCGCGCAGCACGTCAGAGCGGCGGCGTCTTACTTCGGGATGCCCAAGAACAGGGCCAAGTATTCCAGCGCAGACCAGAAGACCATTGACGGCAAGATCTCAGCCGCTAAGAAGAAGTTTGGAATCGGTCAATCGGCGGAGAAGACTTTGGCGGATGCCATCGGTGCCGCAAAGGAATTGGGCCTCAAGAAGCAAACAGGTATGCTTTTGCGCGTGTATGGCGAGGCAAGTTCAAATGGATTCCGGAAGGGAATGTTCGGAATCGCCCAACTTGCCAGCATCATACAGGACGTGGCTAATCTTACTCAGGCCACGGAATGCGAAGCGGAATTTGAAGGCGATGATTCGGAATTGCCGGGCAAGTTAGCGGACCTTCGAGACGCTCTCGGTGAGGTCTTGGTCGAAATGGCCGAAGAGGAAACAGCAGAACTTAACCCCGAACTTGAAGAGGATAAACCCATGACCACTGCCGAGAAGTTTGCAAAGGCCCTTTCCCTGATTTCCGAGGCGCACGGTGAGCTCGCCTTGACCAAGGCCGTTTCTGGCGCCGAGCATAAGGAGATGGTCCAGACCATCCATGACCATACCGTTGCGCTGGGTGCCGGGCATAACGGCCAGCATGACGAAGAGTTGAAGCAGGATGGCTACAAGAAGGATGAAGACAAGTCGCAGAAGGGCGAGAAGGGCGACAAGCCTAAGGAAAGCAAGGACGAGGATAAGACCGAGAAGATGGCCAAGTCTTTGGCGGACGCTATGGCCCGCATCGAAACTCTGGAGAAGCAACCTGCCGCTGCCCAGGCCGCGAGGACGATTGCTGTCGACAAGAGCTCTGATGCCGCCGAACTCCGCAAGGCGAAGGAAGAGCAGGATAGAAAATCCCCCCTGGAACTCATCAAAGAGGCCTCTGCTAATGGCAAGGCTGTTACGCGCGATGAACTGATGAAGCTGGGCCGCTAAACCCTTACAGGTATGCACGGCCTTCACATAAGGAGAAAATCAAATGTCCTCAATCACTC